GATGTTTGTCTGTACATATCTGAAGGAACTAAATGTGCAGTTGGAAGATGTCTTACAAAAGATACTGTTAAAAAAGTTGAGAAAAATCTGACAGCTTTAAATAGCGTTTCTATTCAAACCTTATTAAATAAAATAAATATTGATACTCATGATGAGATTTTAAAAGAAGAGTACAGAGGGCACTCTTATTATTTTTGGATTGAACTTCAAAACTTTCACGACAGAAAAATTAATTGGGAAAAATCTTCTACAGGGAATATTTTATCTAAAGAAGGGGAAAAAACGTCAGCATTTTTAAAACAAAAATGGTCTAAAGAAAAAAAGAACCAAAAAAAGAAAACTAAATAACAATAGTTTATCAAGCTATAGCTTCGTAGACTTTTCTCCAGATGTCCCAGACATCGTAGTAGAAAACTACGTTTGCGAAGGTATAGTTAATTTTTTACATACACAACTTTAATCTAACATTTAACACTATGAATATTAGAACAGCTTAAAAAAGAAGATTAGTTTCTTCTTTTGTTTAACTCCTATTTCAAATCCCGCACTAATTTTTAGCATTATATTAATCTAAAACCATTTAACATGCCAAAAAGAACTAGAATCCAAGTTTTAAAGCTTGTAGCAAGTACTAAAGAAAAACATAAAGAATTTTTAAAAGGTAAAGGTAACTTTTTGTATAAGAAAGTTGAAAGTAATAGATTTGCATTTGCAGACTAATAAAAAGGGACAGGGGTTTGAATCCCCTCAGTTCCACGAAGTACAAGTGTTTTTAGGTTAGTTACCCAGATAAGAAATTATCTGGGTTTTTATTTGTATTAACAAAAAACTTTTTGAGAAAGACTCAAAGAGCTATTTATTCATTAACTATTTAAATTAAAAAGTATGGAAACCAGTGTAAACAATGGTATCAAAAAAACCGTTTCAAAAAGTGCTCCAGTTCTTTCAAGAATGTATCAAGCACAGTACCAAAAAGAAGGTACACAAACTGCTGAATTTAAACAGACTGTTACAACTGTAACTGAGTACCCTAAAAAGTCTGTAGCAAACAACATGAAAGACAATCCTATTCCTATGGAAGAATTTGGCTTTGGCTCTGAAAAATACACAAACAGCTCTACTAGAGTTGCTTGGATTGATGTGCCTAGTGCATATACAGAAGAGAAGTTAAACCAAGTTTTAGCAGGAAAAGAAATTTCTGTCCAGCAGACTATGTCTAATCATCCTATTATTTCTGATGCACAGGAAAATGGTATTTCTAGAGGCGTAACCACTAAAAATGCTATTGCAGAATCTCAAATCTTGAGATACCCAGAAGGCTCTAAAAATAATGCTGGAATGGATGTTTCTGGTCAGATCATTTTAGATTCTGCAACAGGAAAACCTATGTACAGAGTAAACTATTTCAGAAATGGAGAAGTAGATGATGTTGATTTAAGGACTTCAGATACTGCTGATTTTTACTTACCAGAATCTCTTACTGAAGAGGTTACTGCTGATATGTCAGATGCAGCAAAAGAAAGTTTTTTAAACTAAAAATGTTTATTAATTTTTGATTAAGTCTAAGTAAGGTCTTCCTTACTTAGATTTTTTTTTTAACCTAAAATAATATGAAGATACAAGGAATACTAGAAGAATTTAAAGAAGAAACATCTTTTACTATAAAAGGAAAACTATATTTAAGACAAATAATTACAGTAATAGCTATAAATAATCAAAAACTGTTTATAGAACTAAGAGGAAACACCATGAAAATACAAGCAGGAGACGAAGTTTTTGTAGATATAGAATTTTTAGGTAGTCAAAAAGGAGACAGGTATTTTAACAACATTATCGCAAAAAGTATTGGTTATGACTACTAACAAGAAAAAAATAGAAGACTTACATTTGCATTTTATAGTTCTTCTTACTATTATAATAGAAAAAATAGAAGAACTAGAAGAAAATGGTTCTTTATTTGGAAAAATAAAATATGTCTTAAAAAACGCTAAGAAAACTTTTGAAACCTTTATAAAACATATTTACAAAGAAGTAGATAAAGATACTCAAGTAGATTCTACTCAAGGTGTGTTCATTATACAGGAAAGAGTAGAGAAAGCTTTGATTAACCAGTATATAATAACTGAATTTGAAAGAGAAAGAAGACTAAAAAATATTTTAAATAGTGTCATTTTAGACGAAGAAGTCATTGATACAATACTAAAAAAAGTAAAATACGATAACCTATTAAAACATTAAACTATGGTAGTAGCAATTATGGATATGGAGACTAATGGTCTCATAGATAAAGTCACTAAAATGCATTGCTTTTGTGTTTCTGTTTACAATGGAAATAAGTTTCTTTTTAAAAGAACTGTTAAAACTGGTTCAGAGCTTTCTTTATTGTTTTCAGAACTAAAAGCTATGGATGCTACAATTGTTGGTCATAATATTATTAGGTTTGATTTTCCTGTCATTAAAAAACTTTTTAATTTAGATTATACAGGTACTAAATGGGACACTTTAGCTATGTCTTATAAACTTTTTCCAGACAAACCTGAACATGGCTTAGAATATTATGGAAATAGGTATAAAGTACCAAAACCAGTTGTAGAAGATTGGAAATTAGATACAATTGAAAAGTATATCCATAGATGTGAAGTAGATGTAGAGATAAACACTTTAGTCTTTTCAGATTTATACTCTTATTTTGTTGATATTTACTATCCTCAATCTCCTAATAAAGATATAAATTATGCTACTTGGAAAATGGATTGTGCTAGAGAGCAAGAAGAGAATCCAATAAAAGTAGACAGAAATTTAGTCAATGTTTCTTTAGCAAAAGTTACAAAAGATTTGGAGCTTAGATATAAACAGCTTAGACTAGTAATGCCAAAAGATATTAAATACAAGACTGTAAAATATCCTAATAAGTTTCTTAAAAAAGATGGAGAAATTTCAGTTGCAGGAGAAAAATGGCTTGACATTCTTAGAGAAAATAATCTACCTAAAACTCATAAAGAACCTATAGAAATAGTAGATAACATAAAAGAACCAAATCCAGGCAGCACTCAACAACTAAAAAATTGGTTATTTAACTTGGGATGGGAGCCTACTATTTACAAGACAAGAGTTAGTAAAATCACAGGGATAGCAAAAGAAGTGCCTCAAATCCAAGATGATGATAAAGAACTGTGCTCTGATTTACAAACTCTTATTCCAGATAATCCAGAATTAGAACATCTAGAAGGTATGTTTATGGTAAAACATAGACAAGGAGTATTTCAAGCTTTCTTAGATAAGATGACAGATGATGACTTTCTTATTGCTTCTGTTGCAGGTTTTACTAATACTATGAGATTTAAGCATAGAAAACCTATAGCTAATATGCCAGGAGTTAAAAAGCCTTATGGTAAGCAGATTAGAGGTTCTTTGATAGCTAGAAATGAAAACTATTTATTTTGTGGTTCTGATATGTCTTCCTTAGAAGACAGTACTAAACAGCATTATATGTATTTTTATGATCCTACTTATGTAGAAGAAATGAGAGTACCAGGGTTTGATCCACATACAGATATTGCTGTATTTGCTAGTCTTATGACTAAAGAAGAAGAAATAACTTTTAAGCAGTTAAAAGATAAAGCAGATAAAAAGGAGATATTATCCAATGATGAAAAAGAAATTCTTAGTTACCTCTCAGGAGTCAGATCTAATGCTAAAGTAGTGAATTTTAGTGGTATCTATGGAGCAGGACCAGCTAAGCTTATGAAAGTTCTTAAATGTACTTTAGAGTTTGCAACTGACTTGCATAAAGCTTATTGGGAAAGAAATAAAGCTGTAAAGAAAATCTCTAAAGATGCTCAATACAAACTTGTAAGAAAACAACTCTGGTTATGGAATCCTGTTGCTAAGATGTGGTATTACCTTAAAAATCTTAAAGACATTTTCTCTACATTAAATCAGGGTAAACCTTGCCCTGAATAAATTTGCTTAATTGCTGGAAACCCCTTATATTTGATTTACAAACATTAAATGAAAATTGAAATGCAAAGTAATAATAATCAGATAGTTAAGGATAAATATTATATTTATGGACATTACACACAAGATACAGGGGTACTATTTTACATAGGAGTAGGTACTGTTTTATCTAAAAGTGAAAAACAAAGAACAAAATACTCAAGAGCTTACAATTTTAGAAATAGAAATATTTTTTGGAATAATGTTAAAAATAAGCATGGAGTGAAAGTAATAATTTTAGAGACTTTTGAAACTAAAGAAGAATCCTTAAAAAAGGAAGCTGAACTAGTTTTAAAGTATGGTAGGAGATGTATGAATCAAGGTACTCTTGTTAACATATCTTCAGGAGGAGAGATAGGACCAATAGGTAGACATTTAAAAATGTCCGAAGAACAGAAAAGAAATCTTTCTGAAATAAAATCTATGGAATTATTCATTTACAATTCAGTAGGTGTTTTTCTTCTTTCTTTAAAAGGTATTAGTAATGCTGCACAATATTGTGGAGTTACTTATAATGCTATACATTCTTGCATGAAAACTAAAAATTACTCTAATGGTTATTTTATTTTTAAAGAGTTTAAAGGTAACAATCTTTCTTATACAGTACATGATTTAGATTTTAAATCTACTTTAAGTAAAAATGTATCAACTACAGATCTTCAAGGTCTAGTGATTATACATTCTTCTATACAAGATTGTGCTACTTATCTTAAAACAGATAGAAAAAATTTGAAAAAAGCCATAAAAGAAAATAGACTTTGTAAAAAACATAAAGTAGAATTTATCCTTTGAAAGGACAATCAGCAGCCAAGACCCTAAGACTTAAAATGTTATGGGTAAGGTTCAGAGACTAGTAAGACCTCAGGGAGGCATACACCCAAGTGGGTGGAAACAGCAAACTTCACATTTTAATAGTGTGAATGAAGATATAGTCCAAACTATATAGTAATATATAGAAGTTCATTAAAGAACTGCATAAGAGATAACGAGCTTATGTGAATACAATTGACAGGTGTATATTGTTTTGATACTTGGATTATGGAAGTAAGAAGACAAGGCATCAAAATTATGTTACAGTACCATGATGAAATAGGTTTTGATTTTATCAAAGAAAGACAAGACGAAGTAAAGCAAATTTTATTAACTTCTATTCAAAAAGCGAATGAAAAATTACAATTAAATGTTCCACTAGGCATTTCTATTGATATTAGTCGTGATTATTCTGAAGCACATTAACTTAAAAATTATGAATAAAGAACACAGATTTTTTCAGTGTGATTTTGCAAGTACTATAATTATTCCTAAATATACTTCAGAAGCCGCAAAAAACTTTTTAGCTAAACTTCAAGAAGAAGGTTTATTTATTGTATCAAGACAAACAAAAAATTTAAAACAAGCAGAATCTATCCTAAAAGACATTAACCCAGAATTAGAAGTAGAATGCATTCTATTTTTAGTTCACTATAAAAATTACACTTATGAGAGTTAGCATTGAAAGTTTAGAGTTTGATGGCTCTGTCTTAGATAAAGTAGAAGAAATCTACGAGTTTAGACAAAGCATAGAAAATCCTATATTGCACACACAATTTGTCAATAAAGTAAGAGAAGTTGTACAAAAAGAAGCTGTAGAAGCTATAAAGAATGGTCCTACTAATTGTATAGTAGCAATGGCAACAGGAGCAGGTAAAACTAAAGTGGCTATTGACTACGCTAAAACTACTTTTCAGCATAATCAGGTTCTTTTAGTTCCTACAGAAAAACTTAGAGACCAGAATTGGCAAGAAGAGTATAAAAAGTGGGATGCAGAAGATTTAGGTAATATTACAGAAAAATACTGTTATGCTTCAGCTAATAAAGTTTTACATCAAAAATTCAATGTAGCTATTTTAGATGAAGGACACAACATCACAGAAAATAACTCTAAATTCTTTAGTAATAATCTTGTATTAAAATCTGTTTTGTTAACAGCCACTGTTCCAGATTATAACAAAGACTTTGAAAAGTACAATTTATTAAAGAGTTTAGACTTTAAAGTTGTTTATGAATTAACTTTAGATCAAGCAGTAAAATTAGGGTTTGTAGCACCTTATGAAATAATTGTTTTAAAAGTTCCTATGAACTCAAAAGACAAAAACATTAAAGCTGGAACAAAACAAAAACCATTTATGACTACAGAAGTTAAAGGTTATGAATGGAAGTCTCAGAATGTAGAATCAGCTAAATACAGTCCTAAAATAAATGCTAAGTTTGCTATCATAAATAGAATGAGATTTATTTACAATCTCCCTTCTAAATTTGAAGCAGCTAAGTATTTATTAGAAAACAAAATACCTCAAAATCAAAGAGGATTAATATTCTGTTCTTCTATCAAACAAGCTGATACACTTTCTGAACACAGTTTTCACTCTAAGAGTTCATCAGAATCCTACCAGAAGTTTAAAGAAAAAGAAATAAACAGGTTATCCTGTGTAAAATCTTTAAATGAAGGACATAACTTTGATGAAGTGGATTATGCTTTGATAGTGCAACTTACTTCGAAAGAGAAAGACATTATACAAAGACTGGGTAGAATAATTAGAATGAGAGCTGGACATAGAGCTAAAGCTTTTATCTTAGTTTCAGAAGGAACTCAGGATGAAGTGTGGCTACAAAAAGCTACAGAGAATTTAGACCAAAGTTCTATCACTTACTATGACTTTAATAACATTAAAAAAATGAAATTTTATGAAAATTAATCAAGAGATTATAAGTAGGATAAAAGAATTAGAAATTCCTATTAACGATGGTTTATCTTATCTTCTTAGTGTATACTTTGATTGTGTTCCAAGCACTACTTCCAGAGTCTTAGTTAAACACATGCAGTTTACTAAGATTCTAGGAATTAGTAATGACAAAAAGTTAGTATGGTTAGTGCCTTTATTCCAAAAATCTGAAATAGAAGAAAAATGGGAGTGGGTAACTACAGAATACAGAGAACTATTCAAGAATGTAAACCCAAAAAGGAGTGGTCCTAAATCTTCTTCTATATCTAGAATGAAAAGATTTTTCAGGGAGAATCCAGATATAAGAAAAGATGATGTGATTGCAGCTACTAAGATGTACATTAGAAATTTAGATGATAGTAACTACATTACTTCAGCACACTATTTTATTTTTAAAGGTAGTGGATCTAATTTAGTTTCAGGACTAGAAGATTGGGTAGATAATTACAAAGAACGAGTGTATAAAGATGTAGAAGACAATGATGTAACTAATATCATGCAATAATGAATTTTGTAGCTACTTATGAAGAAGGTCAAAAAGGTAAGCTTATTGGTTTACCAATGGGAAAAGGTTTAGAAACTATTTCTAGAGCTATTGGTGGAGTACAGAAAGGTAAGAACTATATTGTAGGTGCTGCTCCTAAAGTAGGTAAATCTACACTTGTAGATTCTGGATTTGTTATAGAGCCTTGTTTGTATGTATTACACTATAACGGTTTAATAGATAGACAACTAGAATCTTTAACTCCTTCTACTCCAGAGTATGTGAGTCTACAAGCTAGTAAAATAGACTTAGATATTATCTATCTTTCTTATGAAATAGATAGAGTAGGGAAAGAGTTTGATTTTTGTTGTCATTTTCTCTACAGAGATTATGGACTTGACAAAGTTATTTTAGAATCAGGAAAATTCTATAAAGGAAATAACTTTGTTCCTATATCTTCTGAGTATCTTATGGGTCAACTGGTTTATGATTCAGAAGATATTAATGAGAGAGAAGTAATCAAGATACCTAAAGATGTAGAAGATAGAATTAAAGCTGTTTATTTAAACAGAATACTTCCTTTATTTGGTAAGTATAATTCTGAAGGAGAAAAGCTTACTCAAGGTCTTATCAAAGTCATAGAAAATAAAGACAATCCTACAGGAATTAGGAATGATTTATTAGCTTATGCAGAAACTAAAGGTAAGTTTCTTTATTCAGAAGTTAAGAATAAGCATGGTCAAGTTTTTAAAAGAAAAATTGGCTACACTTACACAAATCCTAATCAATTTACTTTGGTTGTTACAGACCACATTCGTAAATTGATACCTGAAAGAACCTTTAACTTAAAGCAAACTGTAGACAAGTATTCTGAATATACTGTGGAACTTAGGAATCTCTGTAAGTTTTCTTTTGTGCATATTGTTCACTTAAATAGAGCAATGAGTGATGTACAAAGAAGAAAATTAGATGATGATAAAGTTTATCCAACATCAGATGATATTAAAGAAACGGGTGAAGAAAAACATAATTATGTTTTTATTTGTTTAATACCCTCCAATGTAGTGTATTTGTAAAAACAAATAAAAATAATTAAAAACGCCCCTTGTAGTAGTGATACTACAAAGCAAATTGGGAGAATTCAGGGAAAGTCTTAACAAGTAGTGTTGAAGATAACCTTGAGCCGAGTTTAGTTTTAAAAGAACTAAAAAGGTGCAACGACTAACTCTTGAAACTGTGTAAACAGAAAATAATAGAGACACGAGAACCCAACATCTTATTTGTAAGATGATGATATAGTCTAAGCTGTATAGAAATATACAGAAATAGTTGATTAAAAGAACAACTATGGTAATAAAACTGAACCTATCAGAAGATAGTAATTACATTTTTACAATGTTTAATCCTAATGATGATAGATATAATTTAAACAAACATTTTGGAGATATTATTAGAAACACAAACGGCTCTTTAAAATACCCAAATATGAGAACTGTTCATTTAGTAGAATCAAGACATTGTGAAGCACCTCAACATTTTAGAGTTAATATGTTAGGTGGATTAAAAACATTTAAACAATTTAAAATTAAATAAATATGGCTAAAATTTTAGTGCTTGCTAAGAGTGGGTTTGGTAAAACAACTTCTATTGGTAAGGTTGAAGCAATTGGAAATAAAGGTTTAGAACCTAAAGATACATATCTTATAAGTTCTACTTCAAAACCATTACCTTTTCCTAAAAGTAAAGTGTTATATCCTCTTACTAATTTGCAGTATTTAGATACTAGGGGAACAGTAGATGTTAAGTCTTTGTCTTCTGGTAAAAGAGTAGTGTCAAATGTTCCAGGAACTGTTACTGCTGTTTTACAAGCTTTAGTAAACTCTCCATTTAAGAATATTGTGTTAGATGATTTTAATTATTTGATGCAGGACTGGTACATGGATAATGCTTTAGCAACAGGTTGGGATGGTCCCAAAAAGATAGGTTACTTTATTGGTCAAATTTTTAAAGCAATTGAAACCTTAGATGTAGCAGGCAAGAATATATTTGTACTTGCTCATGGTGAAGAAGAAAAATCAGAAGGAGACCAAAGAGTATATGTAAAAATGAAGACTACAGGGAAAATGGTTGACTCTTACATTACTCCAGAAGGTAAATTTGATGTAGTTCTTCTTGGTATAAGTTCTTTTAACTCCTCTGAAAAAAGGGTTTGTAAGAATTTTTTGACTAATGAAAATGAGTTTTATAGCTCAGCAAAATCTCCTATTGGAATGTTTGATAAAGAGTTTATACCTAATGATTTGGGTATTGTTGTTGACAAATTAAAAGAATATTACGGAGAGTAATACAAGTGTTATCTTAATATAAAAACATAAAAAATGTCTGAGACAAAACAAAAAGTTAAAGTTAGTGAAGTATTAAAAATGTTAGATGAAGGTCTACAAAGACCTGAAATTGCAGAAATATTAGACACTCCTTTAAGTGTACTACAAAAAACAGTATTTCAACACCCTAAATTAAAAGGAAGGAAAGCTAAAAAAGTTTATGACATAGAGGTCATAGATGATACAGGAGAAGAGATTACTAATCAAGAAGAAGAAATTACTAATCAAGAAGAAGATTTTGAAGTAAGAGAAACTGAAGAAAACGCAGAAGAAGTTGCACAATCTTGGGATAATTAATTATTAACTTTTAAAAATTATATAGTATGAGTAAATTAATGAATTATGGCTATGTGCCAGATAATGATGAAAGCCTACAATCTAAAGATAGAGGTTCTTTTGGGGGTAATTTTGGTTGTGTTTACATTACTCAGTTTGAGTATAAAGAAAATGTAGCTAAAGAAGGTGAGCCAGAAAGAGAGGCTATTGAAGTTGTTATTAATATCAAACAAGGAGAGAGTAAAACTTGGTTTTCTCCAATTAATAAAGTGTTTGGAGATAAGAATGAAGAGTTACAAGCAGACCATAAAGATTATGCAAATAATTACAATGCTGCTGTACTACAACAAAATGCTGTAGTTATTCATTACTTAAAAGCTTTAGGTGTATCTGAGGAGGCTATTAAAAATGCTCTATCTCAAGGGTTTACAAGTTTTAAAGCTTATTCAGATGCTATTACAGCATTGATTCCTGCTGGATTTGAGAAAAGACCTTTAGATTTGTTTCAAGAATACCAATGGAATATTGGTAAAAAAGCTAGTGGAGAGTTAAATGAAAAGACTTATCCACAAATTCCTAGAAACATGAAAGGTGGTTACTTTTTAGTTACAGCTCAACCTGGAAGTTGGAAAGAAGTAGTTGGTGATGATGGTTCATTGTCTTATGTGAATGCAAATGGGGTAGAACACCCATTTAAAAGAAGCAGTAGATTTATGAAAAGTAACAAGGGAACTCAACAATTTCTCAATTCTCCAAGCTCAGAAGTAGGAGTAGCTCAAAATCCTATGGCTCAACAAGGAGCTCCTCAACAAACAGATTGGGGACAATAAAATCAATTTAAAAATCTTTTTAGTATGTATAAATTTGAATCAGATGATCTTAATCGAGGAGGGTTTATTACTAAAAAAGATATTTTAAAATTTGTTTCAGAGTATGATATATTTCAGTTTGCAATAGGTTA